AATGCAACCAGGCATGGATGATTCCATCGCATGTCTATCAAGTCTGGCTAGAGTTGGATTTCGGTTGTCCCTATTGCACAATCAAAGACGCCGAGGAGGAGTGAAGATGCTTTGTCCTGGTTGTAAAGAACCCATGTACCTGGCTGCCACTGAATGGGCTGATGAATTCGTTTGGGTGTGTCTCGATGATTGTAGGGAGGACTGAAGATGCCTGGACCGCGGTGGAGCAAGAAGTGGCGCGCTGACAATGTGTTCTGCGAGTGTGGCACAAAGATTTCAGCCACGGTACGCGGCAGAATGAACAGATGTGCGAAATGTGTGAGGTTGAGCCGAACGAATGCGTCCTCCAGGAACGATTGAAATTGGTCAATCGTTCACTTCAGACACTTCTTGCGATGCTTGAGAAAGGCTAACTTCTTCTTAAACGTCTTTCCACAAGGACATGGAATCAGATTCGATGCCACAAGTCCGGCCTCAGCGTTTCCTTTTCATTCCAAGTGCCTTGCGAGCCGCTGTGTGTCCACGAGCCATGAGTTGAGTCACCTTTGTCTTGGGATGGGCCTTCTTCAATTTCTTCATCTGCTTTCCAAACTCTCGCTGGTACTTGCTGACCTTGCGTTTTTTCTTCTTCTCCACTACCGCCTGCTCATGCGCTCCTTCCGATTCTCTTTCGCTGCTTATCAGTGAGCGCAGGTCTTCGTATTCTTCGAGTGTCAATGTGACATGTGCCAATTCATCGCCTCCGCTTGGCCGCGGCCAGGCCAATGGCTGCGATTATTCTATCGGCTGCTCTCGCTTTGGCCGGTCTGAAGATCCTTGTAATTGGATTGATGCTTATGCGCCTGGCTACTTTGACCAATGCGCGGTCACTTGCAGCCGTACATTTGACCGAGCAGACCTTGTCATGAATTCTACATGCACGATCTAGATCATCGATTGCTGGAGATGACCATGATCCCTGGTAATTCTCTGCAGAGATTATCTCTCCACCGGTCCAATTCGGGCCGCACCAATTGCCCCATATCTTGACCAGGCTAACCGCCTCAAGCGGAGAGCGTCTCACTCTGGACTAAAGCGGCGTAGATGTCTGCAGTGACCTTAGCCCTAGCGCACCATACACGCCACGAGGCACCCTTGGCAGCCAGGTTGTTGGTAGACTGTACCTGGACGAAGAAATCGTTAGTGGAAACAATGGCGATATAGTCGAGGGCATTGGCGGTAGGGGTTTCAGGAGAGACATCCATGAAGGCGACTCCACCATCAACAAAACCAGCGGCACGGATTTCACGACTCCCCCGAGCAAATACATTCACGTCTTGAATATTGCCGATGGTCGTCCTTGAGGTGGTCGAGAGGGAACACTTGACATTGGTATCGGTCGCAGCAAGTGCATCCGGATTACCTACGTTAACATCCACCGCGTAGATCAATAGAACTTCACGTCCAAGAATATCTAGCGAGAGAGGTATTTCTTCTTCTTCCATCACTCCTGGTGCTGCTTCGGTTGTGCTACCGCTGATCGTAATTATGCTGCTTGTGACCGTAATTCCTTTTGCCATGTCCTGGTGCAGTGCCATGCAGCCTATCAAGGCTCACTCCTATGAAATCCGTCCCAGTGGCTATCTTGTCTCTATCAGACAACGGATGCACCGCCCAAGCCCGGCAGGCCCCGTCTGCTGTGCGACGGCCACGCCCCCGAACCGGGGGCCGTGGTTCTCTTAGCCCTTCCCTATCGTGACCCTTCTTTCTGTGGGTATGTATATACCATCCAACCTATTCGGATATCCTATGAAGGTCCAGAAAATGGTCTCATTAGACCCGGAAACAGCCGCCTATGCAACACAGATGACCAATTTCAGCGGTTGGGTGCGTCGTATGTTGATTCTACGGCATCACGGTGATGATGCTGTTGACATTTACCGCCGGTTAACAGCTCTTATGTCGGCCATCAATACCACTGCCGATGATGAGACCATGTTGAACATCTTCAAACAGTTCGATATCAACAGAGATCAGAAGCGCCTGGGGGAGTTTGAATGAGTCCTGGCATACCACGCAGAAATATAACTGAGATAATCGCACAGAATCCATTCAATCTACCTGAAGAGTGGACTGAAGAAAAGCCATGGGATGTAATTCATTGTTTCAAATGCAACCAGGCATGGATGATTCCATCGCATGTCTATCAAGTCTGGCTAGAGTTGGATTTCGGTTGTCCCTATTGCACAATCAAAGACGCCGAGGAGGAGTGAAGATGCTTTGTCCTGGTTGTAAAGAACCCATGTACCTGGC